TGGCCGCCGCGCGTGCTGGTGAAGTCCGCGGGGTCGTAGGGCATGGGCGTGCCAAGAAGCGCCTGGTGCCACTCGACTGCGAGTTTCATCCCGGCCGACACGCCGTAGCTCGCCGAGTGGCAGTAGGCGATGAACGCCCGGCGTGTGGCCATGGGGGCGGTGATGTTGACCCTTGTCTGTCGCATGACTTACCTCTGCCCGCCGGTGCGAGCCGATGCGCTGCCGAGCGCCGCAGCCTGCCGCGCTCGTTTCATCTCGACCAGCCGCGCACGGTCGGCGCGGACGGCCTCTTCGTCTTCCGGCCGGGGCTTGGTGTATTCCGCCCCGGGCCGCTCGCCATCTCTTCCCAAATGGTCGCACAAGCCGCGCAACACGTCAAGCGCGCGACTATTAAGCGTCAACAAAATTGAACCGGACTTCCCGCGCTTCGCCGAGCGCATGACCAGCCCGCGGCGGTCGAGACTGGAGAGCGCGCGGAACAAACTGCTTCGGTTCACGTCGAGTTCCTCAGACAACTCGCGCGCCGTCCCGCCGATGTGCCCCGCGGGCACGATAGCGCGGAGGATGGCGCGCTCGAGGTCCGTCAAGCGGGCGTGTTCGAGCAGGGTGGCAAGGTCAGACACCGGGCGCCGCCTCCAACGCGGCGAGCAGGGCGGCGAGTTCAGTTTCGCCGGTGAAGATTCGCCCGTTCGCCTCGCCACAAGCCCACCGCAGCGAAAGCCCGAGCCGACTGTTGCCCCAGAGCCCGCAGTGCGGCATGCCCCACGCCCGCCGCACGACCTCCAGCAGCCCGGCGCGCGTCAGGGCGTCGGAGAGGTCGGGGGACCAGCCCATCAAGCTTCTCCATGGCCCGCGTGGCACGGGCCCGCTGACGGCGTCGAACTTCCACCCGAAGATTTCACATTGGGACAGAAGCCGGCGGCGCCACATCAGCGGGCGCGATGAATCGCATGCAACCATACCCTCAAGCCACACCCACCCCTTGCACGCCACGAACCGGCGCGCCATCTCCATCTGTTCCGCGTTCATGCTGCCCCCTGTGCCCGGCGCAACCCGGCGCACTGAATCTCGACGGCCTCGGCGTTCAACTTCGTAAGCTCGGCTTGCGCCGCATTCACGCCGTCGAAATCGCGCTGATGGTACGCGGCCAGAAGTTCGCGGCTCATGTGCACGCGCTGCCGCTGATTCTCGCGCAACGCCGCGTTCGTCTCGTCGTCGAACGGCAGTTCAGAATCCATCCCGGTCCCTCCATGTGTTGCGGGCGGCGTCGAACACGCAGAGCGCGGTTCCGAGCGGCCCGAGTCGGTTCTTGCGGACGATGATTTCGGCGTGATTCGGGTCGGACGCGTCGTCCCCGTTCAGCGCGGGGCGGTAGAGCATCATCACCACTGATGCGTTGTGCTCGGCGCGGCTCGACTCGCGGAGGTCGGCGCTGATGGGCCGCTTATCCGACCGCTGCCCGCCTGCCCGATTGAGCTGCGCGCCGACGATGACCGCGATGCGATGGCGCTTGGCTAGTTCGAGCAAGCCGTCCGCGACCTCGGCGACCTCCTGCTCCCGGTTGCCGTGGCGACCGTTCGCGCGGAGAAGCTGCAGGTAGTCCACGACGAGGACGCCGATGCGCTCCGGGTTGCGTTTGATGTGCCGGCGCACTTCGCGGTCGAGCAGGCCGATGGTCAGGGCCGGCGCGTCGAGGATGGAGAGCGGCCACTCGGCGATGCGGTGCGTGCTCCCCACGACCTGCGACGTCTCATCCCGGTCGAGGTCGAGCTTCTCCAGCTTCCGGCCGTCGACCCGGGCCACGTTGCACACGATGCGCTGCGCGATGGCCTCCGCAGGGACCTCGGCGGTAGCGTAGAGGGCCGCGGCGCCACCGATGGCAGCCTGTACCGCGGCGAACGTGAGGAAGCCGGTTTTGCCGTGCCCCGACGCGCCGCCGACCAGGTACATGTGACCCGGCCGGTAGCCGTCGACCAGCGCGTCGAGCTTATCGAGCCCCGTGCGCACGTACTGCCGTTCAATCGGCGTCGTCTGCCGGGCCTTGAAGTCCGCGAGCATGAGCTTGACTGCGCCCGAGATTCGAATCGACGTTGCCCCGCTCGCCTTGTCGCCGACAGCAAGCAGCCCTTCGACGATGCCGTCTGCGACCTGTGCCGCGGCGTCGGTGTCGTCGCCGGCAGACTGGCAGGCAGCGAGGCCCGCGCGGCAGGCTTCTTCGATGCCGCGGAGGCGGGCCGCGGTGCGCACCCGCTTCGCATGGTGGGCGACGTCGCGGGCCGACGGTGCATTTGTCTCGAGGTCCACGAGCCACTGAAGCGCGTCGGCGTCGAGCGCAGACCCGCCGGACTCGCGATTCCAGGCCGCCCCGCCCATGGTCGTGGCCACGGTCACGACGTCCACGGGGTCGCCTCGGTGCACGAGCTGCACCATGGCCTTGAACGCCGACGCGGCCCGGGCGTTGGCGAAGTCCTCCGGTCCGCAGTTGTCGGACGCCGTGTCGATGGCCTCCGCGCCGCCTGCGAGGCAGCAAGCGATGGTTTGGACCTCGGCGAGCTCGGTTCGGTTCAGTTTCATCCCAGAATCTCCGCAAACGCCGCGGCCGTCTCCTCGGCCGTTAGAGGCCGCCTTGTCGGCTCCTGCGGCGTGGACATGGGTTGCGCCGCTTTCGCGCCTCCTGCGGCCTGCTGGGGCCGTTTCTGGTACTCTTCCGGGGATGCCCGCTGCATCCATCGCCCAGCGGAGATGATGATCTTGCCCATGGGCATGAACTGGCCAGCCGCGGATTGCTTGGCCTGTCGCAACCCGTATTCGATTCGAGGGAGCGAGTAGCCGGCTTGGAGCCAGGATTCGAGCGTGTAGACCTCTGGGCAGACGCCGAGAATGGAGAACGCGGCGCGGGCAATCGGGAGGATTGCGTCATGCGCCGGGTGATTCTGGATCTTCGTCTGCACTTCGTCCTTGGTGGCCTCGGCCACGTCCGGCGCCGGTGTTTCAACCGCACGCACGCGCGTAACCTCCACCTCATCACCGTCTCTCTTCTCTGCTCTGCTCTGCTCTGCTCTACCGTTACCGCCGTTACCTAACGTTAGTAACGGTCGGTAACTGTTACCGGGCGTTACCGCTTCCTTCGATTGCTCCTGCGCGCGCTTCCGCTCCTTGAATCGCCTCTGCCTCTCCGCGTTCGTAGGGTCGCCGACGTGGCGCTCCCACTCTGGACAGGCCCACCCGCAATCCGTCGAGACGAGCAACCCGGCCGACTTTAGGCGCTCAATCATCCCGGCCGCATCGGCTTCGCTGAACACCTCATCGTGGTCGTCCGCAGCTCGCCACGGGTCGAGGTCCGCGTCGGTCGCGAACCCATCACCGTCCTTGAGTCGGCAGAGCACCCACGGCCATATTGCTCGAGCGCGGGCCTTGCGCAATCGGGCGTCGGCGTGGGTGTCCTGATAGAGCTTCAGCCAATACGACACGACGACCCCACGCTAAAAACGTTCCCGGCTTCCCGCACGCGGCCGGGGCGCGCCATATCGCCGACGCCGAGAGAATTCCCGGCCTTGTCGGTGCGGTACCGCCCGTGATTTTGACGGGCAGGGCGGATTCAGGGCTTCGACTTGAACCACTGCCAGAGGGTCAACGGGTCGAGCCCGAGCGCCTCGGCCAGCTTCTTGTTCATCTCGACGCGCGGCACGGCCTTTCTCCCGATCCACCGGCTGAGGTTCTCCGGCTTGGTCCCGACTTCACTCGCGAACCCGGCCTTGTTCCTGCCGTGCTCGGCGCACCAACGTTCAATGTTTTCGTTCAGCATGTCGCAAAGCTATCGGCGCCGATTCAAAAGGTCAAGCCAAAAAAAGACGAACGAAAAGCGAAGAAATAGTTGCACCCGGAACCGGCCCGGCGTACCTTCATCCCACAACCGGCGCACAGGACGCCCACTGCAAAGGAGAACGAGATGGACCGAGACGAAACCGCCGTGAAACTGGAGCGCCGAGTGCGGAAGCTCGTCAGAGTCAACCGCCTGCTGGTCATCGAGCGCGACCGGGCCGTGCGCAATGCGCTTCGGTTCGCCGTGCAGGTCGAGAGCGTGCAGGAGTTCATGTCGGAGACGGGCCTGTGCGACCACTGCCGGCGCGCACTCAAGGCCGCTGCCCGCGTGGAGTTGGCGGCATGAACACGACCGACATCATGGACGCAGACCTGCGCGACGCCATCCAGCGCGCCATCGCCGCAGCCGCCGCCGGCGACCACTACGTCGCCGCTCTGGCGCTGAACAACGCCACTCAGAGGGCCTACGCCATCGCCCACTCGGCCAACTTCGCCGCCGGCATGGACGCGGGTGAGCGCATCTACAAACGGCCCTCCGCGTTCGAGGAGATGATGGCATGAGCGCGCGCACCCTCGAAAGCACCAAGGCCGGGCGCATCGTGGCCGGCGTCGACTTCGACGTCTACCGCAAGGCCGCGGGCGTCAACGTGTCGTCGCTGAAAGACCTCGCGCGCTCCCCGCTGCACTACCGCTACGCCAAGGACAACCCGAAGCCCGCGACCGCGGCCATGAGCCTCGGCACGGCTGCGCACTGCGCCACGCTGGAGCCTGAGCGGTTCGCCGAGGCGTTCGTGACGTGGACAGGGGGCATCCGGCGCGGCAAAGAGTGGGACGCCTTCAAGACGTTCGCGGAGGACCGCAAACTCTCCGTGTTGACCGAAGACGAGCGCGATACGGCGCAAGCCATCGCTGCGGCCGTGCGCGGCACTCCCGAGGCCATGGCGTACCTCAAGCGGGGCAACGCCGAAGTGTCGATGGCCTGGCACCACGACGAGCCCGAGATGCTGCTCAAGGGCCGCGTCGACTGGCTGACCGTGGTCGACGGGTGCGACGTGCTCGTTGGCCTCAAGACCACCCGAGACCTTCGCCCGCGCAAGTTCGCCGCGCAGGCCGCTGACCTCTGCTACCACTGGCAGTGGAGCTTTTACGCGGACGGCTTCGAGCGCATCACGGGCCGCAAGCCGCTCGTCGTGGAAATCGTGGTCGAGTCCGCCGCGCCGCACGCCGTCGCCGTGTACCGCATCCCCGAGCACGTCCTCGAGCGCGGGCGGCAGGAGTACCGCGAGGCCCTGGAGCAGCTCGCGCGGTGCGAGGCGAGTGGCGTGTGGCCGGGGCCGGTCGTGGGCGAGGTCGACTTTGACCTGCCCGGGTGGGCGTACCCAGAAGACGAGAACGACATCATTCTGGACGAGGCGGTGTGACATGGGCGCAGAAGACGACGACGACATTTCTCCCACGCTGGCCGCGAAGTCCGACCAGCTCAACGCCGACGACCTCATCGGCGGCCCCATCGTGGTCCGCATCGAGGACGTGACGCGCGGCGACGAGGATCAGCCGGTCGTCATCCGCATCTCGGGCGGTCACCAGCCGTGGAAACCGAGCAAGACCGCGCGCCGGTGTCTCGCGACCTGTTGGGGGCCGCACGCGCGGACATGGATTGGCCGCAGCGTGGAGCTCTACCGCGACCCCGAAGTGATGTTCGGCGGGGTCAAGGTCGGCGGGATTCGAGTCAAGGCTGCGTCGGGCATCGACAAGCCCGTGACGGTCATGCTCGCGTCGACCCGGGGCAAGAAAGCCGCGCACCGCATCGACGTCCTGAAGGTCGAGCAGTCCAAGCCGCCCAAGCCGCGGGATGCCCAGCAGGACGACGCGCCGGCACCGAACGCCGACGACTTCCGCCAGTCCGTGCGGCTGGCCCTGCGCGAGATGGGCGCGGACATGACTGAGTTCCTCGAGTTCGTGCAGGCGAAGACGAACAAGGACCCCGGCCCGCCCGACACGTGGAACCTCAAGACCGCGCAGTACCTCGCCGGCAAGGTGCGCGGCGAGTGGGCGGCGGACCTGCGGACGTACCTCGCGCCGCCCCCGCCCGTGGAAGACGACGACCCGTTCGGAGGGAATGCGGCATGAAGACCTTTCGCGCGCTTTTCAATGACGACATGGCCCGCGCCATCGTCGAGGGGCGCAAGACGGTGACGCGGCGGCCTGTCGTGTGCGTCGGGTGGAACCCGGCCGGCCCGGAGTGCACCGGCGAGTCGATGATACGCACCAACTCCGACCCGCGCATCGGCACTCAGGCGTATTTCAGGACGCACGAAGCGGAGTGGCACGGCGTCCGGCTCCCGTGCCTGCCCGGCGACCTGCTCATCGGGCGGGAGTGCTGGCGCCAGGTCATGGAGGCGTGGCGCTCGTTCGTCGAGTACCGGGCGGGCGGCGTGCTCGACGTCGACGGGCGGTCGCTGTTCGTCGCCGAGCGCGGCATTGCCCTCCGGTTTCCCGGTGCGCGGAAGGACATACACACGGAGAAGTGGCACCCCTCCATCCACATGCCCGATTGGGCCGCGCGCATCCGCCGCCGGGTCGTGTCGGTCACGGTCGAGCGGGTGCAGGACATCACCGCCGCCGGCGCCATCGCGGAGGGCTTCGCCTGTCTCGGTGACTTCATCGCCGCGTGGGACTCCATCCATGCCGCAAAGGGGCTTGGATGGGCGGCCAACCCGTGGGTGTGGCCCATCGAATTTGAGGGCGAGAACGTGCAGGAAGGCGGTGTGAAGTGAAGTGGGCCGCGCTGAAAGAGTCCGACGCCGACCGGCTCGACTTCTGGGGCAACCGCGAGCCGAAGTGCCCGCACTGCGGCAAGGATATCAACATCGGCGCGAACGACATGCACGACCTCTACGAAGAGGGCGAGCACGAAGCTACGTGCCCGTGGTGTGACCTCGACTTCATCGTAAGCACCGAGATTCGGCACTTCTTCTCAACGGACGAACAACACATGGAGGACCCAAATGCTCGGTGAACGCATCATGTGGGCGCTCTGCCTCTGGGCCGCGGGATTCGTCTCCGCGGTCATCGTGGGCGCGAAGAACGGGACGGAGCTCGCGCAGGGCACCGCGGACATCCTCGACACGTGCGACGAGATGGCCCGCGCCGACCGGGCAGACTGCCTCGCGCGGGTCGAGGTCATGGCGAGCGCGGTGCAGTCCCTCGGCGAGCGGTGCGTCTTGAGCGTGCCGCCGGGGGACAATCTGCGGGTGGCGCGTGTGCCGCGGGGGGTGATGC